GGAGGATAAAATGGCTAACGCATTTAAAAACGCAGGAGCGGCAGTAGCGGCATCCAGAACAGATATCTACACCTGCCCTGCGGCAACAGAGGCGGTTATTCACGCCGTGTATCTGTCTAATGTAGATGGTGTAAGTAGTGTGGATGCAACGGTGGAGGTGTACGACTCATCTGCCGCAACCTACTACCACGTCGGCAAGACGCTTCCAGTTCCCGCAGATTCCACGCTTGTTCTTGATAAACCTATCAACTTAAACGCCAGCGACAAACTGACTGTAACGGCGTCAGCGGCATCTGACCTTGAGTGTTTTATTAGCGTACTGGAGATCACTTAATGCCATACATGGGTAAAGTGGATGTAAAAGCATCCGACATCAAACGATTCAGCGTAACTGGATCAACCAGCGCTACCCATACTTTGTCTTGGACTGCCCCTAGTGAGCAGGCTCTTATCATCACCATTAACGGTGTAAAACAGCAGGACGGCGCTTACACGATTTCTGGTACGCCTACCACGATTACCCTGTCGTCTGCTTTGGTTGCTACGGATGAGATGGAAGTCATTGGCATTAATGACATTGGTCAAACAAATACTGTAGCGCAAGACTCTATCGTTACGGACATGATTCGTGACGATGCTGTTACTACAGCAAAAATTGCAGACGATCAGATTACTACCGTAAAGATTGCAGACGATCAGATTACTTCAGCAAAACTTGCCAACGCAATAAACATTACTAGCGGCAACTCTCTAACAATCGACAGCGGTGCAACGATTACGAACAACGGAACGGTTAGTGGGTTTCCAAATAACACTCCTGCTTTTATGGCGGGTTGTTACGACGCAACAGGTTATTACAATTTTTCAAACAATGTAAATACAAAAGTTGCATTTAATACGGAACTTCTTGATACAGATTCCGCTTACGATCCAACAACAAATTACAGATTTACAGTACCAACAGGCAAAGGTGGAAATTATTTTATTTCTGCAGGATTGCAGGTTTATAACTCCGTAAACATAACTAATGCTTATATATGGATTTACAAAAACGGTGGCGCAATGGGATGGTCAAGACTAAGCACTTCTTCAAGCATTGGTGGATTTTATATTGATCAATTAATTTGCGAAAGAATTTTTCCTCTTAATGCAGGCGATTATATAGAAATTCGAGTTCAACTCGATGGAGTGGGTAGTAACTATATGCTTGTTGATACTTCTTCTGGATACGGAAGAGCGAATTGGTTTTGCGGATGGAGACTAGCAACATGATTACTTCAGAAGGATTAAAAAAACTAGGCTTTATTCCAAATATCGATTTTATTTTGTACGACGATGGTCAAGGCGTTTACATACGAGAATGGAAAAGCACTTCCCCTCAACCAACGGAAGCAGAAATTGAAACGGCGCACGCCGAATGGGAAGCAAAACACGCCGCAACAGAATACAAACGCCTAAGAGCGCCAGAGTATCCCGCTATTGGCGACCAACTAGACGCAATCCTCAAACATCTTAACTACCGTCGTACACAAGGCGATGAACTAGTACAAGAGATGGACGACATTATTGGTGATTGGCTGGCAGTAAAAGCGAGGTTCCCAAAAAATGGCTAGAACCACTATTCGTTCAGAGGATATTACTTCTGGTGCGGTGGAATTATTTCCAGCAGGCACATCAATGCTGTTTCAGCAAACATCTGCGCCGACAGGTTGGACAAAAGCAACAACTCATAACAACAAAGCATTGCGTGTTGTTAGCGGGTCTGTTAGTAGTGGCGGCTCGGTTGATTTTACAACTGCGTTTGCTTCTAAATCTGTAAGCGGCTCGGTAAACAATACGACTCTTTCAACAAGTCAAATTCCTTCTCATGCTCATAGTACCGCTGGTGGTGGTGGTGGCTCTTTAGTGCAACCTGCTTCCTTTAGTGGTGCAACGCAAAATTTAACTGCTGGAAGCCCTTATTTAACAGGTAATACTGGTGGTGGTAGTTCACACAACCATAGTTTTACTGGAACAGCAATAAACCTTGCCGTTCAATACGTTGATATTATTATTGCCACAAAAGATTAGTTATGAGAATTGAGCCAAAAAATCAATGCCCTCTCAATAACTTTGAGCCATGCAAACAACTTGATTGCTCTTGGTTTCTAAAAATTAGAGGAACTGACCCAAACACTGGTAAAGACTTAGACGATTGGGGTTGCTCAATGTCTTGGTTGCCAATTTTATTAATAGAAAATGCACAAATGAACAGGCAAACCGGAGCGGCAGTCGAGAGTTTTCGTAATGAAATGGTAAAGGCTAACGAATCTAGCCAAAGACTTTTAGTTCATGCGGCGCAAAAAGCAATAGGAGCAAATTAATGCGAGTAACAATTATCGCATCAGATGGTTTTGTATCAATAGATGAAGAAGGCTATGAAGGAATTGATTTATCTTTTATGAATGCAGACATTCATGCTTTGCAATGGTATGGCAACGATGGCGAAATTGAGCGAAAGGATGAACGTGGTCGAATCGTATCTAACGAAGAGATTACAGACATAACCCCTTATCAATCAGCATTAGACTTGTGGCAAGTGGCTAAAGAGAGTGCAGAGCAAGCGGCTAAAGAGAATGCAGAGCAAGCGGCAATAATTCAAGCCGAAATGGATAAGTTAGCCTTGATGGGTGTCAACTAATGGCCTTAACTAAAGTAACCACAGGCACTATTGCCGACGATTCTATTCAATCGTTAAAGAACAGAAACCTGATTATCAACGGTGCGATGCAGGTGGCACAGCGTGGTACGTCAAAAGCAAGTGTTGGACAAGAATATGCAACGGTAGACAGGTTCAGAACAAACGGAACCACCGGCACATTTACTATGAGCCAAGAATCAGATGGGCCAAACGGTTTTTCGTATTCTTTAAAAATGCTTTCAACAGCAAATATTACTCCTTCTGCAGGCGATTTAAAAGAAGTATACGTTTCTCTTGAGGGTCAAAATTTACAACACTTAAAAAAAGGTACATCAGACGCTGAAAATGTAACTTTATCTTTTTATGTCAAATCAAATGTAACTGGAACCAAAACTGTTTACTTATTAGATAAGGACAACACACGTTTAATTTCTGCCAACTACACGATTAGTAGTAGCGCAACTTGGGAGAAAAAAACAATTACGTTTTCTGGAGATACAACCGGTGCTTTTAATAATGACAATGGGCGATCTCTTGATGTGCATTTTCCTATTGTAGCGGGAACTAATTATACGTCTGGAACTCAGGCAACAAGTTGGGCGGCAGACGTAGCAACAAACAGGATTAGCAGTTCAATAACCCAAATCGACGCAACAAATGATTATTGGCAAATCACAGGAGTCCAACTAGAAGTAGGCGACGTAGCCACTCCGTTTGAGCATGAGTCTTTTGGTCAGACTTTGGCTAAGTGTCAGAGGTATTACACAAAATCTTACAACTATGAAGTCTCGCCGGGAACTAACACCAATGTCGGTGGGGTTTATATGCGTGGATCAAGTGCTGATTCAGTAACAAATAAAACGGTCAACGTTTCATTTCCTGTAAGCATGAGGGCAAACCCTACTTACACTCTTTATTCTCTTGGAGGCACTTCTGGAGCGATTTCCGATTGCGGGGTTGGTTTTAGTGAAAGTACTGCTATGACTGGTTCATCAATTAACTCACCACAAGGGACAAAAGGTTTTTCAAGATTAACTTCTGGTACAAGTGTAAACGACACAATTGGTTTGCATTTTGTAGCAGATGCGGAGTTATAAAATGATTATTGAAAATACAAAATGGCAAGTTCCAAAAAATGATGATGGAACAATAGTTCTAAATTCTGAGCCAGAAGGAATAATTGCAACCATAGATGGAATTATTTGCTCGATCCCTCTAGACCCTGCTAACCGCCACTACGCCGCCATTATGGAAATGGTAGATGCAGGTGAACTTACTATTGCTGAGGCTGATGCATGAGTTACATAGGTAAAGAACCTCAATACACAGATTTTCTATCGAAGTTCTTTAACGGAGACGG